GCTACCGGAAGGTCAGCCGGTGTCAAAAAATGCCGCGTCATCGATGACGACAGGAACGCGGCTCGGGAGCAACGTCGCGCCACGTTCTACGTTGCACCGACGATGGGCGGGCCGACCGTAGGCCGGGTCATACCAGAGGGACTGGTCTAGGTACTTGCGCGGTGGGTCGTGGTCCGCGCTGTCCGCCCCGTCCTCACCGCACAGGTGGCACACCGTCCCGTGCATGAGCAACACGGCTTGACGGAAGCGGACGGTAGGGCGGCCGCCCCAGGTCTTAGACATAGCCAACCCCTGGGGTCCAGGCCTGGCCGCGCCGGCCGTCCTGGTCCCACCGGGTGTAGCAGTCGGGGCACTGCCAGGTGTAGGGGCCACCCTCCCCGAGGAACTCACACAACGGCTCATCCACACAGACGGTGCAATACACCGCCACCGCGGCATCGGGCACGGCGAACTTGGGCCCGTGCTCTAGGTCTTTCACCGGTCCCCAATCTGGCGCGTCATGTAGCCGGCCGATCCCAACCGGAGCTGGATACGGACTAGGCACCTCATCGCCAGGGTGTTGTGATCGGCCCGAGTAGCAATCGCCATGTGCAGCTCATCGCGGATAGCCTGGCCGATCACCTGCAGGACCGCCGGCGCGGGGCCCTCCACCTGTAGGCCCGGCTCTATCAGGAGCTGGGAGGTAACGAGGGGTGGGCCCTTGGGCACCTGGACCACCTCACCTTGGGTGGCGGGCTGATTACGTACGACTGTTCTAACCCCTACACCCCCCCACCGACAACGCGCGTTTAGGCCAGTCTTAACCCGTGAGACCGGGCCAGGGCAGGGGAGGCCGAACACCCGGCCCCCGTCCCCAGCCGGCTTGTCCTCGGGGCCCACCTTTCCTTTAGCCGGGATGACGGGGTGCTCTGTGCTGGTACTCACCGTGTCCCCTCGCCTCGGGTGGGCCGGGCCGGGGACATTCGGGTCGCCTGTCTGGGGCCGGGTATCAGGTGGGGGAGTAGGTGAGCTATCTGGACTAGGTGCCCGCGCGAGGTACTTTGCCGGCCTCCCCGGCCTCTAGAGCCAGGAGCTACGCGCGGACACACCCCCCCTGACCCCCCAGGGTTTTCCCCAGGGGGTCATATGCGGGAGTCCACCCCGCGCGTGCCCGGCCATCGCCTAGGCACAGGACTGTCCCAGCGCAACCTGGGTTAGACCCGCAACAGGAACGGGCGGCCCCGTTTCTAAGACACCCGGCGGCCCACCGGGATGAGGGTGTGCGGCATCGCCACCAGAACGGGCGTGTTCGGGCGTGTCGGTGCGCGCAGTCAGGGGGAGTGGCTAGAGTGAACTCACCTCCTGGGGACCTCTGGGAGTAAGCACGGCGAGGGCCCGTCCGGCGTGTCGATCACGTCGGGCGGGCCCTTGGTCTAGGGTGAGAGTCATTCCAGCCTCCGGAGGCGAACCGGTAGAGCGGGTAGCGGGGCCCGGGACTCACACCCGGGCCCTGCCCTTGTCTGGGGTCCACCCTGGCCCGGCTAGGGCCGGAATCGTGGGAGGCACGCCGTAGCGCATGGCCTCACCCCCTGTAGGTGGAGACCACCGACCGTACCCGCATCCGTACAGGTGTTCTAGCCCTAGGATCGGGGGATGGGCAGAGCTAAGCGCCGGAAAGCCGAACTTGACGCGGAGTACCGGCGGGCCCTCGGGCTGGACGGCAACGCTCCACTACCTAAGACCCTCGGGGTGGCCGCGTCCACGGGAGCGGCTCGGGGTGGCCGGGGAGCTTCCCAGCGGGGCAAGGGCCGGAACAAATAGGCGCGGTTACGGGCCGCCAAACAGACATAAGGGATATTATCGGCGTGGTGTCAATGGTGTGTTGACACACTCGGGGGTGTCAACACACCATTGACACATGACGACGGTTAATCAGCGGATAGCGGCCCTGCAGGCTGAACTCACCCCGCGCCAGTATGCGACCCTACGGAACCGGCTAGCGCGGGAGGCTAAGGCCCAACGTCGGGCCCACCGGGCCCCGATGGAGGCGGCCCGGTATCTGGCCCAGCTCCGGGACCTTATGGAGCGGTCCGGCCGGAAGGTGGCCGAGGCGGACCCCGAGGATTTAACCCACCTGTTGGCGTTACAGGCTGTGTTGGACCAGGCTATTACTGTAGCCGTACGGGGTCAGCGGGCCCGGTGGGGCCGGTCCTGGGCCGATATAGGCCGAGGGGCGAACATCACTCGGCAGGCGGCCCAACAGCGATGGGGAGGTAGCTCATGACCGATGTTCGGGACTCGGCCTCGGTGACGGTGGCCAGCTCGGTGGATTCCACCCGGATTCTTTCCGGGATCACCCACGGGGCCGCGGGGTATGACAAGGGGTGTCGGTGCGATGAGTGCCGGGCGGCCAAGCGCGCGGCGGGCCAGGCCTACCGGGCCCGTAAGGCGGCCGGCCGGCCGGCCAGTCCGGTGGAGACCGTGACCGCGGATGCCGGGGTCCTGGCCACCGCCTGGGCGATAGCCGAGGGTGACCCGTCCCGCCTGCAGGTCCAGCCGGACGGGTCCATCCTGGTCAGCAACGGGCCCCGGAGAACGGCTCCCACACAACTAGCTTGACGTCAAAGTTTCTCCCGGTCGCTTGGGGGGGCCTGGGGTGGCCGGTGGTCCCCCCGGTACGCGTTGCGCCACGCGGTCCAGGCGATAACCCCGAGACAGACGGCCAGGACCACGAGGGACAGGCCGACCAGGAACGTCCAGCCGCTCATGCGTCCCCATCGTCACGGGGCCACCGGTGAAAATCCACCCGGGCCTGTTGGACGGCCGGGTCCGCGGACACGTCGGAGCCGGCCGGGTGGTCCAGGTTGACCCGGTGTTCGGAGAAATCCCAGCCCGATTCCGCGCCGGCCGAGGTGGGATCGGGTTGGGCGTCCGATAGCCACCCGTACAGGCCCCGCTCTATCGGGGCCTGACTGCTAATCGTGGTCAAGATAATGTCTTTGCCGGTTTGTTTCTTATACTCCCCTTTCATCCGGTCCCGGTGGTCGGTGTCCTGTATCCAGATAAGGCCGGTCCCGGTGTAGATGAATTGGGCGGCCTTAGTGCTGGACTTGACCATTCCGAACATTTCGTCATCCTCCTGATTGTCCGGGGCCTCGCCCAGGATGGTGGCTATGGGAATGTCCCCGGGGTCCCCGTGCGAATTGCTCGGAACGTGCATATGGCCACAGACCCCCTTATACTTGGACCATTCGGATGAGGTCATGCGGGGGTGTCCGTCCCCGTAGGACGGTTCCGGGTACGGCTCGAACTCCACCGAGGTGGTCAGCGGGATGGCCGGCAGGGCGTCGTGGATCAGGTCCAACAGGGCCCGAATGTGCCCGGCCTGGGTGTCGTCCATATCCGGTAGGAAATTCCACCCCGAATCGCCCCGGTGGGACGGGTCACAGGTCCCAATAATCTCCACCTGGATGACCCCAGCCCGGTTAGTTTCCGGGGTCCCGGAGGGGTGGGCCAAGGCCCGGGCGGCCAGGCCTAGCGATATGTGTTGGTGAATCTCCCCGGTCTTAGGCTGGATGGTGAAATGCGGGGCCACCGATCCCCCGTTATATGAGGTCCATCCGGTGCCCTCGGTGGAATGCAAGGCGATGATGGCCGGCTGACGGGTCCAGCTCCCGCCGTTTGTCCCGTAGTCGTATTTCTCCACCGGGGGCCCTAGCCAGCTAGCCATGATGGTCCTCCGGGTCGCGCATGTTGGCCCGGATCAGGCGGACCACGGCAGAGCCGAGGACCAGGCCCAGGCCGAGGCCGAAACCGGCCAGGCCGGCCGTTGCCAACGTTAGGCCGGTGTTCATTCGGCTACGTCCGTGATCGGTTGGCCGCACACCCCGCAGGCCACCGCGTCCACCCGGCGGGTCTCCCCGGTGTCCGGGTCGGTAAAGGTCAGCTCCAGGTCAATCGGTTGGTCGGCGTTGCTACACCCCTCGGTGTGGCAGGTCACGGTGGCCATTCGGTGCCCCCTTAGGTTGTGGCGATCCAGGCCACCTGGGTGGCGCTAGCACTGGTCCGCAGGGCCCCGACGTTGCACCCGGCCGCGGTTATGGAGGTGGCCGCGCAACCCAACATGGTGGTGTTGTGCGCGTTAGTGGTCCAGGACACAACCACCGTGGGGGCTACGGTGAACCGGCCCACCGGGAAGGTCACCGCCACAGTCGTATAGGTGTTGGCCACCGTGGTGATGGTGACCACGCCGGCCGCGGTGGCCCGCAGGTTGGCCTCTATCTTGTCGGCCAGGGCGTGGATTGCGTCGTCCCCTTGGGCCACCGGCTCGGTGCCCAGGGGGTAGGGGTATCCGCTAGCGGTTGTGCCGGGCATCGGGGCCACCTCCGGTAGGTTCGGTCTTTCCGGTGGCCACCCACACGATGGTGTGACGGCCGGCCAGGGTCAGGAGTCGCCGACCGGAGTCCTGGACATACCCCAGGTCGGCCAGCTCATGCCGGCGGGTCCGCAGACCCGAATCAGATATCGCGTACCCGGTGGCATCCACGACGGTCCGGAGTTGCTCATCGGTCAGCCCGCCGGGGTGGGAGACCAGGGCGGCCAGGACAACCCGCAGGGACCGCCGGAGCCGTTGCGGGGGCAGGGACCGGGCCGCCTCCCATGAGGTGTGGGGGTCACCGCCTCGGGCCACCGGACGGGGCAGCTCCACGAGCTCTAGCTGCTCCACTAGGCCACACCGGTCCCGGTCAGCTCATCCCAGGAAATCCCCGGGTCGTACTGGTCCCATTGCCACCCCTTGGACGTGGTGTCGTCCCAGGCCACCGAGTGGCCCTGCCCTGGGGCGTTAGTGACGGTCAGGTCTAGGACCCACCGGCCGGCCGAATAGGTGTAGGTCCCCCCCTCGGTGTAGACCCCGAGGGTGGGCCCGTCCGGCACCCACGAGGGCAGGTCCCCCAAGGCGATCCCCTGGCCAATCCGGGTGGTCCCGTCCAACAGGCCCAGGAGCCGCTGGGTGTGCACGTCGGCCGGGTCCACGTCCAAGTCATCTAGGGACAGGCCCTCGGCGTGCCACCCCCCGTGGGTGCGGGCCGACAGGCGGCCGGCCACGTCCGCCGCGTCGGTGGCCGTGGTGAGCTGGGTGGACAGGGACAACCGGCGGATGCCGGCCAGGGCCTGCCCGGTCGGGTCATCCAAGGTGTAGGTGTGCTCCACCGTGGACACGGGTGGGCCGGTGACCTGTTCCTGCCAGGTCACCTGAACCTGGGTGGTCCGGTCGGCCACGTCCTGGGCCCAGTCCACCGGGTCCACCGGGATTTCACAGGCCGATATCGGGGTCAGGCCGGCCACGCTGGGTTGCAACACGACCAGGGCCCCGGGCTTGGCCAGCACCTGGGACGGGGGCCGGTTGCGGGGGTCCTCAAACCGCAGATACGGCCCGGAGACGATATGCACGGCCGGCCAACAGATGGCGTCGGCGGTGGCGGCCAGGTCCCGTAACAGGCCCATAGCGGGCTGACGGTCCACGTCGCGCCAGGACACCAGGGTCCCGGCCACCGATGAGTCAATGGTCCGGGCCACCGGGAGACCGGTCAGCGCGATAATCCGGTCAGCTCGGGCGGACAGGGCCTCGGAGGTGAACGGGGTATCCCCGATGGTCCGGTTATCCAGGTCGGCGGTGAAATCCACCGCGGACACGTGCACCAGGGGGCAGGCCTCGGCCGCGTCCCAGCTCGCGCGCATGTTGACCACCCGGCCGTCAAAGACCAGGACGGTGGAGGTGGTGCCGGTGGCCGGGGCCAACACCGAAATGTTGTCCACGTAGCCGGCCCCCAGCTCGTCCCAGGTCAGGGCCCCTTTGGAATCCCAGGACCCGGCCACCGCGTCCCAGGCCAGGAAAAAATAGGCCGACACTCGGACGGCCAGGCCGACCCACACACCGGGCGGTGGGGCCACCTGGGCGGACACGGTGGCGAACACTCCCCCGGTGTCAAAGTGTGAGGCCACCCAATCCCCGATGGTGTAACCGGTTGCGTAGGGGCCGGGGAAATAGACCGGGGCAATGTCCAGGACCGTCCCCGAGGGCACCCACACTCGGGCCCCGACCTGCCAGGCCTGGCCGGCCGCGGTTTTAGGGATGGTGTCCCAGGCCGAGGGCAGGCCCCCGGCCGGCTGAAACGCCAACGGGGCGAACACGGCCACCGCTTCCCGGCGGGGGCCGCCGGCGGTGAGCCAATCGGTACGGATGAACGCGGACCGGGTGCCGGTGTCGTGCCGGGCGGTGGACCAGTCCGTCCGGCCCCGGCTGGTCACCGCGTGGGGGGCCCCGGCCTCCATGCCGGCATCGGGGAACGTGGACACCGTGGGACTGGGAAAAACGGTGCCGGTGGCCCGGACCTGGACCGGGGTCCCAATGGTGAATTGGTCCCGGAAGCTCGGGCCGCCGGCCGGGTCCAACAGGTCCCAGGAACACTGGGACGGCTCGGGCTGGTCCACGTTGGACGCGCGGCCCCAAACCACCTGCAGGCCGGACAGGGCGTTAGGGGCGCTCTCATCGTCGCCGACCCGGCCATCGGCCACCCGGACCCCGTTGGCGTACAGGGTGCATCCCACCCCGGTGGCCATTACCGGTCACCGACCAGGCGGACCCCGGTCCGGGCCCGGTCATCGGAGCGGAGAACGGCCCGGATTTTTCGGGCCGCGTCTGCCGAGTCGAGTACCCCAAACACCTGGATGACCACTCCCCCACCGCCGGAGCTGGTCACCGCCGGGACCGCGGCCCGGCCGGCCAGGGCGGGGGCCGCGGCCAGGCCCGGGACCGCGGTGGCCGAGGCGGAGAACGGGTTGGGCAGGCTGATATGGGGCACGTGGATATTGCGGAGCTTGTCTATCAGCCGCTGGACCGCATCCACGACCCGCTGGACCGCTTCCTTGGCCAGGTTGAACGGGGCCAGGAGTACCTCACGGGCGGTGGCCGCGGCGGACTTGAGCCGGCCCCACAGGGCGGCGAACTTATCCCCGATCCATTGGGCGGCCGAGGCGGCCGCCGATTTGATCCGGTCCCACACCGAGACGATGAAATCCCGGACCGCGGAAGCCGCATTCCGGATCTTGGCGAAATTACGGACAATCAGCAGGACAGCTAGGCCAATCGGGCCAAACAGGATAGCTAGCAGGGTGGGCCAATTCGCCTTTAGCCAGTTGAAAACGGCCATCGCGCCGGCCTTGACCGCGGCCCAGGCCTTACCGGCCACCGCTTTGATCGTGTCCCAATGTTTGATAATCAGGACAATGACCACGATGAGGGCAACCACGGCCAGGACCACGAGCAGGATCGGGCCGGCGCTCCAGGTGGTGGCGTTCAACGCTTTCACAATCGCGGCTATTGCGGTGTAGGCCTTATATACGGCGTTTATCACCAGGACCGCGGCCGCCAGGGCCCCCACCGCTACGGCCATGACCTGGAATAGCCCGGCGTTGTCCTGGGCGAACTTACCGACCTTGCCCAGCATGGTGGCCAGGATCGCCATGACCGGGAGTAGGCCGGCCCCGATGGACTCCTGGGCCTCATTCATCGAGTTTGTGGCGATTTTCATTTTCCCGGCCGCGGTCTCGGCCCCCTTGGCCGCAGCTCCCCCGGTCTTCTTGGCTAGCTCATTCATCACCTGGGTCATGTCCCCCGAGGCCAGGGCCGCCTGGTCCATTCCCGGGACAAGCTTACCCAAAGCCTTAGTATTACCCCCAAATCCCTTGGCCATAGCGGCTGAAACCGCCTCTAACGGCTTACCCGTGGCCGCGGAAACATCCATCGCCACCCGGAGGGCATGTTGGGACTTGGCCACGTCATCGGTGGCCCGTAACAGGTTCCCCAGGGCCGGCCGGAGCTCATCGTCGGCCACCCCGGTGGCCGCGGACTGGGCCGCTATCCAATCCTCGGTCGCTTTGATCTGCCCCGACGTGGCCCCGGTGGTCTTCTGCAGCGTGTTGGCCAGGATCGCCTGGCCGGCGGCATCGTCCGCGGCCGCCTTACCGGCCACAATCGCGGCCGCGGCCAGGCCCCCCAGGACCCCCGCGGCCGCCTTGGACGCAACCCCGATCCCCCGGGCAAACTTGGACGTTTCATCCTTGGTCTTAGCCAGGCCGGCCTGGGCCTGCCGGGTATCGGTGACGATATCCACGGCCAAGGTGGCCACCGAACGAAACGCCATAGCTCACCGCCGGCCCTTACGGGGCTTGGCGGCCCGCTCCATCGCCTCGGCCTGGGCGGCCAGCACCTGGACCGCGGTGGCCAAGGTGGCGTCATCCTCGGCCCACCAGTCAGCCGGCGCGGTCCGGGTAGCTATGGCCAGCTCCACGATCATTCGGGCCCGGCTCCCGGCCGGGTAGGGTCCCCCGGGCCGGCCTCGGTGTCATCGTCGGGGACCGCGGTGGCCGACAGACACGCCGACTCCCAGGCCTCGTAATCGAGCTGGGTCAGGCCCTCGCGCCGGCTAGCGGCCCAGGACACGAAAGTGAGCCACAGGAACGGGGCCTCATCCAAGGTCGGCCACACCGGCCGCTGACGGGGCCTCGTGCGGTCCCAGAGCACTAGGTCCCGGTTGACCGCCTGGACCTGCCAGGTGGCCCCGTCATCCATGACCACCTCACACAACGGGGCGGTGAGCCGGGCCCGATCCACCATGAGTCACACCCCCTTGACTTGGGACAGGATTCGGCCCACCTCGGCCGAGTAGGCCGGCACGGCCAACGGTTCGGCGGACTCCACCGGATCGGTCAGGAACGGGTTAGGCGAGATGTTCCGGGCGGCCCAACCAAAATTGATCGGCCCGGCATACACCGCGCCGGCATAGACCACGGCCCGATCCGGCAGGCCCTGGCCCCACACCGAGGCGGCCAGCCGGCCGGTGACCTTGGGGGCCAGGGACTGGACCCGGTTGGCCAGGGCGTGGGCCACCTCGGAATTGGCCCGGGTCAGGTCGGCCAGGTCGGCCTGGGCCTTGGTCAGGGTGGCCGCTAGCCGCTCATCCCCGCGGACCGTGACCGAGGTGGGCACTAGGCGGCCTTGGTCTTGGACTTGGCCTCGGTGCCGGCCGCCAACGGGGTCCCGTACGCGTAGGTAGGCGCGTCCACAATCGTGAACGAAAAGTCCGACTGAACCGGGTCACCCATATTGTCCGCGCCGAAATCCAGCGGGTCGATAACCAAGGTGCCGGTGGCCGTGGTCCCAATGTCGGTGTTCGGGGTGAAAATGAACGACTGGGAGCTGCCCGGGGCGGACTGGGTGAGGGCAAAGAAACCGGCCGCGTCGTCAATGTCCGCGTCAATGTTGCCCTCTAAAGTGTACCCATATGTCACCTTACCGGGCTTGACGTCCCCACATAGCATAGTTCGGGGGTCATCTTCCGTTTTGTCCGATGTGATCTTGGCGTTGTTCACATTGCACGAAACGTCTAATTCGGTGCCGGTTGTCCCGATCTTCAACACCCCGGGACCGAGGTAAATCGGAGCTTCAAGCGTAGGCATGGGCCAGGGTCCTTTCGGGTTGCGGGGTACACCGGATGCGAAGACCCGGCAGGGATGGGGAGGTGCCGGCCGGGAAGGTGAGTTGCACCGGTTCGGCCAGGTCCACCGACGCGATACCGGCTAGGGCGGCCATGACCTGGGGGACCAGTCCGTCCGCCGCGTCCACCGTGTCCGGGTTATAGCCGGCCGGCAGGACCACGATCACGTCAAAGGTGTGGAGCATGGGCCGGGAGAGCTTCCCGGAGCTGAACCGGGACTCAATCCATTTGGGGAACGCGGCCCCCTCGGTGATCGTGTCCGGGGTGGCCGGCGTCGGGGTCAGCCCGGGCACGGTGGCCAGGGCGTCCACAATCCGGGTCCGGTCGGGGTTCACCCCACGACCACCCGTCGGTAATCCCGCTCATGGTCTTCAATCTCGGAATCAAAAAACGGGATACGGGTCGGCCCGTACTCCCCCTGTTCCGGGCCGGTCAGGCCCAGCGGGATAGCCTTGGCGGCCACCTGCCGCTGGACCCGCCGGAGCAGGGCCTGGGCCAACGGGTCCGGCAGGGCGGCCGAATCCTCGGTGTCCCGGCACCGCTTGACCTGGGCGTCAATGGCCGTCTGGCGCATCCGCTCCAGGTCCTCATCGGAGACCGCCTGCACGGACACGCCGATATAGGCCCGGACCTGGGCCAACGTCGGCGTGCCCGGCATCGCGCGGCCCTACTTGGCCCGGCTAGAGCTGGCGGCCCGGGCCACCGGCGGGGTCACCGTGTTGGACACCAGGCCCTTGGCGTCATTGAGCATGGTGGCGTAGTAGCCGAAAACGCCCCCGTCAATGCCGCCATTGGCCAGGTTGACGGTCTCCACCCGGATAGGCGATCCGGCCCGTTCATACCAGGACACCGCCCCACGGGCCCCCACGATCACCTTTCCGGCCGGGACCAGGGGGGACGGGACGATATCGGCAACGGTGAAGCTCCCGAGGCCGGCATAGGCCGGGGCCTCGCTGACCGGGATGGTGAACAGGTTCACCCAATCGGCCGGGTTGGCCAGCGCGAACGTGGCCGGCGCGCCGGTGTCGGCCTGGACCTGGATGGTGGCCAACAGGGCGGCCATGAACAGGTCAGCCCCGGTCCCGGTCATCGCGGTGGCGTTAGCCACCAGGAACGCGGCCGCGGCCGCATCGGACTGCATGGCCCAGGATTCGGTCATCGCCTCGTAATAGGACTGGAAAAACGCGGTATCGCCGAAATCGCGGAACTTACGGTCAATGTCGTGCGCGCCGGCCAACCGTTGGGCCGTGGTGGACTCGGACTCGGTGACCGCAGCGTTAGACGGGACCGCGGCCTTATCCCCGGCGTAGGGGGCCACCGCCGGCTTGGTCACCCACCGCCACCCGGTCACGTTGAAACTAGTCAGGGGCCGCTGGGTCAACAGGGGCACAATCCGCCGCTGATAGACCACCCCGGACCAGAGCTGACCCTCATACTGGGTCGGCTGAACCCACGCGTTAGCGGTGTGGGTAATGTCCTGCAGGGCGGCCGAGAGCTCGGGGGTCAGCGAGTCAGTCGCCAACCCGGACATAGCCTGATACAGGGTGGACAGGGACCGCCGGGGCCGGGTCCCCGCAGTCAGCGAGGGCGGACGGGCGGCCGCGGCCAGGGTGTCGTGGCCGGCCCCCGCGTCGGGGGTGTCCTCGGTGTCCTCGGTGTCCTGCTCGGGCTGGTCTTCCTCGGGCTGGTCCGGGAGAACCTCGGGGGACTCGGTGGTCATGGTGGGCATAGCGGTTACCTCCGGTGGGACGGCGGCCGCGGCCACCTGGGTGATACGGGCGTCAGGAAAGGCGGGCACGGTGACCAGGGCCACCCCGGTGAGGCGGCCGCCGATAAGCCGGTCACCGTCTAGCTCCAGGTCGTCCAGCTCCACGCTGAACGCGTCCCGGACTCGGGCCAGGGCCTCGGCTAGGGCCTGGTCCCCGGCCGGGGTGGGGGCAACCTTGAACGTCAGGTGGAGGCCCTCGGCGGTGACCTGGGCCCCGGTGCAGTAGGCCACCGGGGTTTCCCGGTCGTGCCCGGAGCCGTAGAGCTTGACCCGGGACAGGTCGGCCGGCAGGCGGATTGACCCGGGGACGGCCCGCAACTCACCGGCCGAGGTACGGCCCGGGGAGTCCCACGGGAGCACAACCCCCGCGATGGTCCGGGACGGTGTTTCGGCCGTCAACCCCTGATTGACAGGAAACGTCAGGGTGTCAGTCATCGGTCACCGCCCCGCTCGTGCCGGGCACCGGGGCCAGGAAATCCTGCAGGTCAAAGGCCACCCGCTGACCGCGCGGCACAATGTCATCCATCGATAGCCGGGCGGTGATCGCAGACAGGTAGGCCTCTAGCCCGTAGTCCAGAAATTGGGCATTCCGGGTCTCTCCGGTGTTGTATTCCAAACCGGCGGAAGCGGTCACCGCGTCCACCATTGAGGCGGGTTGGCCGGCCACCCGGGCCACGTCCACCGCGGCCGCGTTGCGGCCCTCCACTAGAAGGTGGGCGTCCACCGCGCCGTGGTCGTGGACTTCCACGTTGGGCGGGGTGTAGGCCACTCCCCCGTTGGCCCCGCGGCGGGCCAGGGCCCACAAGTTAATGAGCTCGTCCACGTCGGCCGGGTCCATCAGGGCCCCCACCGTTTGGTGGAGCTCGGTGGCCGCGGAGGGGTTGGCGGCCGCGGCCTGGGAGGCGGCCAGCAGGGCGGCCGCGTGCCGGATGGCCGGCGCGCCGAAATACAGGACCCCCTCATTAGGGCCGGGGAACAGGGCCACCTCATCGGCCGGGACAACCTGGGAGTCCTGGTCCAGGACCCGGCCCTCATCGTCAAAGGCCCACAGCTCCTGGGGGACCCGGGCCATTTGCAGGGGGAATCCATCGGTGCCCCGGTCCACGGCCCACAGGCTCCAGCCGTAAAACAACAGGTCATCCACCGTCCACAACATGCGGTGATAGGGGGAGGTGGGCCCGTCCGTCCGCTGACACCAGGCCGGCTGGACCGGGAGCAGAGCATCCGCGGCGTAGACCCGCAACGGGAACCGGGCAACGGTGGGGCACAGGTTGTGCCGGGCCTTGGCCATTGCCGGGACGCACATGGCCTCTAGCCGGGTCAGCGGGAGCGGGACCCCGGTCAGGTCGGCCCAAACCACCGGGTCCAGGTTGGACGTGTCGGCCCAGGGGGAGGCGATTTCTAGTGGGGGAGGGCCGGGCAGGCGGGACTGGGCCAACGTCAACCGAAAGGCTGTCCTAATTCCCACCCCTCTAGGGTGCGGAGGGGTGTACCCCATTTCTCAGAGCTGAACGCCACCGATTTTTGCCGGCCTGCCGGGCCGAGGCCGGGTCATCGTGGCACCGGCCGAGGTGGACCCCCAGCGCGGTCCAGGCGGCCGGCGGGTCAGTCGCCACGGCCCGCCAACCGCACTCACACACCGCCAGGAGTAGCGCAGGGGAGCGGTCCAACCACACCCGCTCCGCCGTCAATTCGGGGTTGACAGCATCCAGCCAGAGTTTCACGGCGGGAACTCATCCCTATGGGCCTGCAGGTCCTCCAGGTACAGGGACAACAGGCGGATAGCGTCGTCCACGTCGGCGGCCGGGTGGTGGGCCACCGTGTCGATATAGCCGGGGAAAGCCTGGTCCAGGTAGAAACTCACACTGAAAATCAGCATCCGGTCGGCCCCACCGTTAACGGGTCTCACCGGTCCACCTCCGCAGGGCCGAGGCGGATAAACGGGGTATAGGACGGGTCCGGCAGGTGCCGGGCCAACCAGATAGCCACCGTGGAGGCCACCAGGGGAGCTATCGGGCCGCGGGAGTTACGCCGGGACCACCCCCACAGGTCCCCCTGGGGCCGGGTTATGGCGTTAGCCACCGCATCGGCCAGGACCGGTGACCCGTCGTGGCCGAGGTGACCCAACCGCACCTCGGACAGAAACTCGCCACACGCGTTCGCATACTCCCCGAGGCGCAACACCCGAACATCGGTGCCGGCCGCGGTGAGCTGCTCGGTGATCGTGCGGGCCGGCCCGTCGTCGGTGGCCCCCACCGCTCGAGCGGACAGGCGGGCGGACAGGGCGGGCAGCTCATCGGCCAACCACGCGTAACCGTGGTCGTGGCGGACCACCCGGACCTGGGGGACCCCCTCACCGTCCAACCACGCGGCCGACACGGTGGCCGAGGCCCGGTCGTGGGCCACGTCAAAGGCCAGGGCCACCTGCCCGGCCGGCGGGGGAGTCTGCCGGCCGGCCAGGGCGGCCCACACCTCGGCCGGGATAATGGCCTGGGCGGTTCGGGTCCACCGGTTGCAATAGGCCCGCTCAAATTCGGCCTGGGTGTGGGTGGCGGCCGCGGCCTGCAGGTCCGCCTCAAACAGGGTGTGGCCCAGGGCGGGGTGGAAGGTCCGCCAGGTGGCCGGGTCGTACGGGTCCAGCCCGTCCGCCGCGGCCCAAATGAACGCGGCCAGGCCCGGGGTCCCCTCTAGGGCGGCATCCCACCAGTGACGTAAAAACACGCTATCGGCGGTGCCGGCGGTGGACACGATCCACAGCTGACGGTCCCGCAGGGTGATCTGCGCCGGCACGATGGCCCCCATAAGGGCCTCACCCCGTAGCCCGTCGTGGGCCCAGGCCTCGTCCAGGTACACCTCATGGGGGGTGTAGCCGTGCAGGGCGGTGGGCACCGGGGCGAACACCCGGAACTCTGACCCGTTGGGAAAGGTGATCCGTTCGGCCCCGGTGCCCTGGCGCACGGTGGCTATCGACCGCATGGGGGAGGCCTGGACCTGCTTGGTCAGGTCCCGCCACCGCTCCCGGGCATCCTTACCGGTCTGCGCGGTGTAGTGGACCGATTGTCGGGCCCTCGTGATACACCGGGTGACCGCCCGGGCCCGAATAAGGGTGGTCTTCCCGGACTGTCGGGGGACGCTACAGAACACGATCGGCCACCGGTAGGAACCATCCGCGTTCCGCTCCCCGGCCACGTCGGCCACCTGACGTTGCCAGGGCATAAGCGGGGTTCCCAGGGCGTCCGCGATTACCGCCACCAGGGGCCCATCGGAGGGCCGGCCCGGGTCACGAGGGGTTGCGATTATTGGCAGCATCGCGCAACGCGGCCTCCAGCTCGGTCCAGGCCGAATCAATCTCCCCGACCGGCTCGGGCAGGGTGGCCAACGCTTCCCGGAGCTCGCGCGCGAGCAGGGCCAGGGGAGTCCCGCGCCGGCCGGCACCGGCCGCCCCAATAGAGTCCATCGCCCCCGACAGCGATAGGACCAGGGCGGCCGATGCCGCGTGCCGGGCCATGAGGAGCCCCTCGGCCTGCAGGGCGGCGAGGGTAGCCCGGCATGCCGCGGATAAGGGACCATCCGCGGACGGGGGAGTCAGGTCAAACAACGGGCTATCCATCCGCGTCAACCTTCACGTCCAGGGCGGGCTGGGTCTGGCCGACCACCGGCACCTCGGCCACCGCCGGCCGAATCCACAACACGGCCAACCCCGTTTCGGATCGGAGGTGAGTTTCCCAACCTTGGACGGCCAGGGCGGGCCCGATGGCCCGAAACACCGCATCGGCCACCCGTAACGGGCACCCGGCCAACACCTGGACCACCGGGAACACATGCGGGCCGGCCTGCAGCTTGGCGGACCTGATTCTCGCGTCTAAATCCTCCATAGTTGATACCCCTAGGCTGGACTATCCGGGAAATCTTACGGTGTTACACCCCCCAAACCGTGAAAGTTCCTGGCCTCGGGGGGGACTACGGGAGG